GGATGAATTAGCATTATTTACGGTTGTTGCTTGGTCACTTCCGCCAGCAGTAGCATCCGCTGCCGAACGATAAAGCTTGTAAACCGCTTGACCTTCAACCGGACTAATGTTGGTGTCTCCTACTTCCCAATAGTGAATTCCTCGATTTCCCCATTCTTGAAAAAGAATGTTTAAGGATCGTCTTGCTGTTTTTAATTGATAACCCGAGGTCGCTTGCAAACCGATTCGTTCGTAAGCATCTTCGATTACTTGATCAATATAGAACGACTTCTCAAAAGTCGTTGTCCCTGAAGTAGCCATTTAAATGCCCTCCTTAATCGAATGTAACTACTAAAAAATCACAATTCGACAGAACCGCGTGCATAGCAGTGCTACAAAAGATACCTCTTTGAGGAAGGTAGAAAGTAAAACTTTCATTTGCTGCTGTAGCCCATTTAGCTTCAAATACTAAAGTACTGGCTGTAGTCGCATCCGTAGCGTTATAAATTTTTACACTAGCATCGGCTGCACTCGATTGTGCCTGCACGGCTTTAATTCTTGAAACGCCAATATCAGTAGCAGAGGTACCCACATACTTTTGTAGAGTATCCGTTGAACTAATTGCAATGGTCTGTTTTACGTCTGTTGGACTCATTTATTATTCTCCTTAGTCGTGAGCTCCCGAAGGAGCTCACAGTTTATTTATTAAGACTCTTTAGCCCAAACACCTTGAACATCTACAACTGTCCAAAAAACAGTTGAGTTCAGAGATGCAATGGTCACATAGTCTCCAACTTTTGATGTACTTGCAGTATTAACAACGTCTTTATCGTCTGTTAAAGATCCTAAGTACAAAATACCATCAGATGAATTGGGACTAACAGTCAAGTTGTTTCCACCATCTCCTGCTGTATTGACAAATGTAAATACATTCCCAATAGCAATTGCGGGTAGTGTAAATACTACATCCGTAGTGTTTGATAAAAAGGTTTTTCCAGAATCAGTAGAAATAACGACAGTGTAACTTGAATCCTTCTGTGTTATATTGAATCCAGTTTTTCCTGCTTCGTTTTTCTTCCCTACTAATACTGGGCCTCTAAACAATGTTGATGCCATGATTATATCCTCCTAATTTATATGATGTAGTCTTTAGGCCGTCGACTATACTCGTCTACATCAAATTAATAATTGTATAGTAAGTGATTTGTACTACTTTTTTTCAAATAGCGCAAGGAATCCCTACAAAAATATGTGATTTTTGATAACGCTTAAGTGGCTATCGAAACTTCGCTCTTGGCCTCGTTTATTTTAGTCTGAAGCGTTTGTTCTTCAAACTCTTTGGCAATGATTTCCTTAACAATTTCCTGAATTTTTTTGTCAATATAGGACATATGAATATTATATTTGCCCTCCTTCAGGTGTTCTTGTTGCCATTCTAACTCCAAGGACTTCTTCGTAATGTACAGGTCTTGGGTCATTTGTAACCTCCTCATAGGTTATCCATTTACCAGTTTTAGTAGTAAATCCATTTTTTTCAAATATTACCTCATTTTTTCCTAGTTTGTCAAGGATAGAGTTTTCAATACCTTGAGGAGAGTCTTCCGCTGTGACTTTAAAGTCAGCAGAATAACCACAATATCGAATTTTTATTAGAAAAGTTTTCATATTAATTTCTTAATTATAACATAGAAATGGGGCGACATTGCGGCCGCCCCATCTTTTTTTAGTTAAGATTTGTGTGTATGTTACTACGCACCTGGTGATGCATAGATACCTCTAGGGTCAGAACATCCGAAGACGTATCTTTCTCTAGCTTTATATCTAACATTGCCAGTATCGAAATCGCCTTCCATTGAAGTTTTCAATGGGGCTCTATCGAAATGTTTCATCCCGTTTGGAACATCGGTGATAATATACCAAGCATCAGTATCTGAAAGATAGTGATTAACTCTAAAACCTTGTGGGATCATTCCCATGTTTTTTAGAGCATTGATATCGTTATCTGCTGTTCCTGTTCTACCAGGAGACTTTAAGATCCTCTCAGCAGTAAATTGTAGCGCAGAAGGAATGACCATTTTCATTCCTCTAGCTGCAATTTTAAGACCACGTTCATCAGTGAATGCAGCAATATCAATTAATGCTTGCTCCAATGATGTTTCGTTAAGGTCCGCTGCAGTAGATAGGGTATTACTAAACGTACCTGCAATCGTTGGGTGAGACGCGTTTATTAAAGAAACAGCGTCACCTGTTTTGAATGTAGCTACAGCAGGCAGTCCATTGTTTAATGGGACCGCTGCTTTTACTTGTTTAGCATTTGCCATAGATCTTGCCAAAGCTTTTGTATAACGAGAAGAAAGTCTGTCATAGAGGTTGTCCTCCATGGCTTCTTCTGTAATAGCGAAAGCTAAAGCGACAGTTTCCATAGTATAACGAGCTGTGAAGGTTTCTTGCGCTTCGTCGTATCCTACGCCCTGACCTTCAGGTTTAACATCTGCGTTTGCAAATCCCGATAACATAACTTCCTCTTCGAAAGCTCTGTCAGATGATTCAGTTGCATAAATTTCTTTATGTTCCTGATCGTATCGTCTGTATTCCAGCCCAAATAGTGCATTTAGGCCAGGTTCTAGTTCTTTGACTAGCTGTGATCGTGAAATCGCCATGTTCTATATGCTCCTATTATTGCCAAGTGATACCAGCAGTACCAGTGTTTTGTAAGTACTGATTGAGGTTGTGAGCAACAATAACTGACGTATAAGCGGCAGTTAAATCTTTGTTCTCAGGGTCCTCAGCAGTTCTTATCAATCTCCACTGATTTGCGGTAGCACTTACAGTTCCAACTGTTAGCGTTGAGCTTGATTGTCCATTTATTTCACTGCCCGCTGCAGTCACAGTCAGGCCATATGTTTTACCATATCCCGCTTGTGCTATTGCCGCATCTGTATTGCAGAGAAAAAGCTGTGTTGGATTGTCAATCACGAACGCCGTTAAGTCTTCACTGTTGGCTGGAGTAATCGGTTGATTGTACCAGTTAGCCCACGTCGGCTTTAAAGTAGTCGTCGCGTTATAAAAGATACCATTCAACACACCAAGACTTAGGTTTGTAATAGCAGCTTGCGCAGTCTTGATATATCCCACTTTACTCTGCACTGCAGAGCCTTGAAATAAATCAGTGTCATACGCAGCATCTATATAGTATTTGCCTTGACCTTGGGGAGCCGGTGTTGAGCCAATGCATCCCTGAGAAATCAAGCCAAACCCTTGTGTATTACTGTTTGCCATGTGTTACTCCTTGTTTACAGTTTTACCTGTAAACGGTTATTAAAAATTCAGTGATGAGAGAATTGTTAAAAAATTAACTTTTCTTTGTACCACCGAAGGTTACGCTCGTCTGTCGATCAATATTGATCGGCATACTTGGATGCTGTTCCTTCATTAGATCGGAGTCTACAGCTTCGTCACGTGCTTCAGTTTGTTTTTTGAAGTATTCGTCACGTTGCTTCGCGATCTCTTCGGGTATCCTAGCCAGCAATAGGCCACCAACCCCAATAATCCCAGAGTATTTTCCGTCTTTTACAACGGGATAGTCTTGATCTTGATATTCATCGGCTCTAACCAATTCCCATCCGGATCTTAATTGACCCATGACGTTCTTGGTATCGTCGAAACCGACAATCTCAGACCTGATCCATCTATGCCTGAATCCTGCAGGCGCTTTGGGAGCATCTAGAGATGTTGGAGGAGTCCACTTTTTAGGTCTTTCAGTTTTAGACCTAGTTTGACTCGCACGAGAAGTTATTTTTGTTTCTTTTACCATATGCTTATGCCTCCTTCGTGAGTTTTAGTTGTTTCGCATATTCTTCGAGTGGCACACCTAATTTTTTAGCAATTGCTACCTGTGAAGGTGTGAGTCTTACAGTTTGGCGTCCTGGTTTCACGCTTCTTGTCGCAGAAGCAACCGTCTGAACGGGTTCGGACGTTTTTCTAGTTTCACTCTTATCAAATTTATGGGGAAAGTCAACTCTTATTCTTTTGTCTATTTCCGCATAGTAGTCATCCGTCTTAGGATCAAATCCTTCTTTGTCAACAAGATCCTTATGGATTTCAAAGGCTGTAAACGTCATAGCTCGGTCGTGTCCGAACCATCGGTTTTGTCCAGCCCAGGTCTCAGCCTTAGGATCAGGATCTGGCAAACTCCGAGGAGTTCGCTCAGGAAGATAACCTCCGTGAGATAACTTAGGTTCTCCCACCGATTCTTCCTCTTTTCCTGCCTTAGTAGCTAAAAGTTTGGCATGATCAAAAGAAAGTGTTGCT